CATTCTCGGCTGGGCTGCTGCAATGGCTCCGTGGGTCAAGGATTTCTACACTGACGATGACATCCCGTGGTGCGGCCTATACGTAGGATACTGCTTGCAAACGAATGGGATCACGCCGCCGAAGGATCTTCTTGCTGCGCGTGCCTATGCGAAATGGGGCGAAGATTGCCCGGTTGCCATCCCCGGCACGGTGCTAGTCTTTTCCCGCAACGGCGGCGGGCATGTCGGGTTTTATGTTGCTGAAGACGAGCATCATTTTCATGTGCTAGGCGGCAACCAAGATAACACGGTGAATGTGACACGGATTGCCAAGTCACGTTGCATCGGGAAACGCTGGCCCGAAGGCCAAAGCAAACCGTGGTTCGGGAAACCAGTCTGGCGTTCCGCGTCTGGCCCGGTTTCTACAAACGAGGCGTAAATGGCTCTCTTTCCAGTCAAACTGCCACCGGGTGTCGTGCGTGGGGCAACACCGTACGAGAACCCGGATCGTTGGTGGGATGTCAATCTAATCCGCTGGCGGCAGGGGGTTCTTGAACCCGTGGGTGGCTGGCAGCGCATTAGCTCGTCTCCAATGGAAACCACGGTGCGTGCGCTCCACGTTTGGAAAGACAATAACAACGTCGAACGGCTCTTGGTCGGGCAGGATGATCGACTGAAGGCGTTGGTCGATGGCACGTATTACGATGTCTCGCCGCCGAACCTCGTTCCGTTGTATGACGCAGGCGGCGTAGGCTTCGGTGTCAATGATTACAACGAAGAAGACTACGGTGATGCACGTTCAACACCATCCGTTGTTTGGCAACCTGTTCCCGGAATGTGGTCCTTCACCAACTGGGGTGAGGATGTCCTTTGCTTGGACAACATCGACGGTCGCGTCCTCTACTACGACGTAAGCACACCAACAGAAGATGTCCATCAGGTCGGCAAAGGGCTGATTTCTTCTGTCTCACGCACTTCTAACACGTCTACGATCACGGTGTCGCACCACCATGATTTTACACCGGGCAGGACTATCGTCATTGCGGGAACGACCGCTGATGGTGGCTCGTTCAACGGCACATTTACTATCGTCGCTACTCCCACACCAACCACATTCACTTATACACAAGGTGGCGCAGGTAACGTCGCAACGACGGCAAACACCGGCACAGCGACATTAAGCAATGTCATCGGTAATGCCGTGGCGGTTTTGACCACGCCGGAGAGGCATGTGATTGCCATCGGCGCGGACAATAACTCGCGTCGTATCGCTTGGTCCTCGCGTGAAGACTATACGGACTGGAACTACGCCAGTACCACGAACACGGCGGGTTACATCGACGTGGAAGCCACGTCACCGCTGCGGACCATCGTGCCCGTGCGCGAAGGTTCATTGGTGTTCTCTGACACGGAAGTCTTCCTCGTCCGCTATGCTGGTTTGCCGTTCATTTATGTCGTGGAGCGTCTGGGTGAGACAAAACTTATCTCCCCGATGGCAACAGCGGTTTTTGAAGGCAAATGCGTCTGGTTCTCCGAAACAGGCTTCCGTCTTTATGAAGGTGGTACAATCGTTAACGTCCCTTGCTCCGTCATGGACTGGATCGTAAACGACACCAACTTCAACGCCGCTCGTCTCAGGAACTTTGGTTGCTGGAACGGTGCGTTCTCGGAAGTGTGGTTCTTCCATCCTTCGGAGAACAGCGAAGAGTGCGACCGCTACGTGATCTGGAACTACGCTGAGAACTGGTGGTCTTTCGGCTATCTGGAACGGACAGCGATGGCCCCTGCTTCGGAACGCGCCCGTCCGCTCATGGCTGGGTCGGACAACCATATCTATGACCATGAGTTTGGCTGGTTGGCGGCGGGTCTGACGCGCGTCGGTACGGTCTGGGCCGAGACGGCCCAACTGGGCATTGGCCCGCCGTCCGACAAAGGCATTGAGATCACGCAGTTGATGCCTGCCAATGCGGAAGGTACGTCATCCATGCGTTTCCGGTTCTACGGGCGGCAAACTCCCGAAGGTGCGGAGCGTACATATGGTCCGTACACTGTACGGACAAATGGCTATGTGGATACGCGCATTTCAAGCCGCGACGTGCGGATGCGGATCGAAGCAAACCAAGACATCTTTTGGTCTTTGGGCACCATCCGTATGGACATTGCAGAGGGACCGCGACGGTGATAATCTATCTTCCACCGGCCCCTCCAGCCTACAATTCGGGGGCTTTTAACCAGATTATTGACGCGCTCCGCCGTGCGTTCCAGCCGATAGTAAGCCAAGATGAGGCTAGTCCTCGCCTGCTGCTGAAAGCGCCAAACGGGACGGTGTATGAGGTAACGGTCGATAACGCTGGTGTCCTCACAACGGTTATCAATGACGGTAAAGACAGAAACCTCTAAAGCTACCCTTTACAAAAAGATGGAGAAGGCTCTCCGTCTTATGGGTTCGACCCACACTTTGGAAGACGTGGTCGATGCGCTGAAGAAGGGGGAGATGCAACTGTTCCATAATGATCGGGCGGTTGTCATCACTGAGATCGCGGTCAGCCCGCGTAGAAAGTTTGCAAACGTGTTCATGTCCGCCGGGGAACTAAACGGCGTGATTGAACTCAAAGGCCAGCTTGTGAAGTGGGCCAAAGATAATGGGATTGAGTTTGCTCGGGCTGCGGTCAGACCGGGTTATGAGAAGTACCTAAAGGACGCTGGTTGGAAGACCAAAATGGTCCTGATGGACTTTGATCTAAAAGGAAACTGACATGGGCAGCAAGGCTCCCGCAGCACAAACTGTAACGCAAAAGACTGAGCTACCGGCTTGGCTTGAAGACGTTACGAAACAAAACCTTCGTCTTGCGGACGAAATTGCGAGCCGTCCTTATCAGGCATACGGTGGCGAACTTGTCGCGGGTTTTGCGCCGGAGCAGGAACAGGCTTTCAGCATGGCGCAGCGCCAAGCTGGCACAACGGCCCCACTCTACCAGACTGCGGCTGGAACTGTGTCCGGTTTGACGGGCTATCAGGCTCCTTCGTTCTTGCAAGGTGATGTTTCCGCTTACATGAACCCGTTTATCGGGGAAGTTGAGAACCGTGCTATCGCACGCGGCCAAGAGGCGTTGCTCCAAAACTTGAACCAAGTATCGGCGCAGGCTGCGCGTGCGGGTGCGTTTGGTGGTTCGCGTCAGGCCATCCAAGAAGGTGTGGCACAGGCAGAAGCCGCGAAGAACATGGCGGACCTGTCCGCCCAACTGCGGATGCAGGGTTATAACCAAGCTGCTGGTTTGCTGGAGAACGATCTCGCTCGCCAAATGGCTGGTACTGAAGTCCAGATGCGTGCGGCTGGAATGTTGCCGGGTATCGCGCAGGCGCAGCAAGGTGCGGCGCTCACGGACGCGGCGACTATTGAGGCAATCGGCGCGCAACGGCAGGCTTTGCAACAGGCGCAGTTGCAAGACCAGTATCAGCGTTTCATGGAAGAACGTAACTACCCCATTGAAATGCTCAACCTGCGTCTGGGCGCAACGTCGGCCACTCCCTACGGCACAACGCAAACCAAAACACAGACTGGTGGTCCGTCAGGATCGAACTGGTTGTCCGGCGCTGGCACTGCGTTGACTGCGGCTACAACGGCGATGAAATTGTTGCCAATGTTGTTCTCTGATGAACGCGAAAAAACGGACATTGAAAAGGTTGGTAAGGACAAAGAAACCGGCTTGAACATGTACGCCTACCGCTACAAGGGCGACCCGAAATCTTATCCTAAAGTTGTCGGCCCAATGGCGCAGGAAGTTGAAAAGAAATATCCTGAGATGGTCGAAGAGCGTGGTGGCCGTAAAGCCGTCAATCTGGGCTTTGGCCCGATGCGGAAGGGCATGGCTTAAATGGCTTCCGAGTTCGGTCGCAGAGCGTTCTCTTTCTACCGTGGATTGGGTTACTCGCCCCCGCAGGCTGCTGCGTTGGCTGGTAACGCAATGGCTGAAAGCGGCGGTAGCACGAGTATCATAGGCGACCAAGGCAAGGCTCTAGGCATTTTCCAATGGCATCCTGATCGCCAAGCACGCTTGCTCGATTATGCAAAAAGTCAAGGACTTGACCCTCGTTCCGAACAGGCCCAGTTGGGCTTTTTTGATTGGGAGCTAAAGAATACAGAGCGCCGTGCAGGTGAGATGCTGCGCTCAGCGCAGACACCAGAAGAGGCGCAGGCTGCGGTACTGGCTTCGCTCCGCCCGCAAGGTTTTCGGATGAGCGACCCGACGCAATCGCATAACTACGGCGGGCGTTTGAAAAATACTTTGTCGCTGCTTGGAGCGGAGGCTGGCGGGGGTGTCACGCCAATGGACCCGTCCGCTCTCACAGCCGGTCAGACTACTCCGACTGTCGCAAATGCGGCCAACACTGCTACCCCGATGCAATCAGCCATGAAAAAAGAAGGCGGCTTGCTCGGTGGTCTGGACGATGCTTATTCTGCACTTGGTTCATTAATGATGGAACAGCAGATGCAGCAGCGTCTGCAACAGGAACAGATGCGTCGATTGGGTGAAATGGACATGGGACCGGGCGTTAGCCGTGGTCGGTTCGTCCCACTAACGGGTTTTAGAGGATTGATCTAATGGTGATGCAGTCAACTCTCAACACGATTGAGGCAATGAAGCGCCGCCGTCAGGGTGGAGCGGTTGGCCCATCACTCGCTGCGTCCGGCGCAACGATGGAGCCAGTCAACCCCATCACGGGTGTTCCGGTTTTACCGCCGCCTATTAACGTACCTACACTTCCGATGCCCGCATCGCCGATGGCTGCTCCTACGGGACAGATGTCCGGCCCACCGATGCAAGGGCGAAACTTCATGTTGGACCGTGGCGATGGGACACCATTGCTGCCTTACTTTTCAAAAACAGGCGCTGCCCCAAACATCCCCGGCATGACCGCCATTGACGTTGGCCCAGCCGGTCTTTTGGGAGGCAGTGAAGCTGCTCCCGCCGCAAAAGATGCCGGTGGCATGTTCTTGAACGACAAAGGCAACTTCCGTGGTGTGTTGCCGATGCTTTTCGGTCCAAGCCTTTCGATGGAAAAAAATCCCGGTGAGTTCACCGGCATGGTTCCGGGCCTCTTCTCAGGTCTGTCCGGCCTCTTTGGCGGAGAATAATAATGGCTTCTCTCTGGGATATGATTTCGGGTAACGAGGCTGCGATGCAGCAGATCAACCCTACATACGGTGTACCGCAGCAATTCGTCCGTGATAGTGCGATTAACGCACTGGGGCAAATCGGCGGTTTGCTGATGGCCGCTGGACAACCAGTTGATCCTGCCGTCCGTGCACAGATGCTCGGACAGATTGGGGCCGTTGGGTCCGGCATGAACACGGACATTTATAAAGCGGCGCAAGCGCGTTTGATGGCTTCCCAACTACAAACTGCACAACAGGAACAACAGCGTATACAAAATATTGGGCAACGTATTAAAGACCCAGAGTTTCTGAAGTCGTTAGGTATTACACGCGAACAGGCCGAAATTCTTGGTCCAAAAGGTCTTGCCGATGTGCTTGAAAGAAAAGCCGCGCAAGACCCGCTTGAGCGCCAACTTACTCAATTAAAATATGCAACGGCACTTGGGGCGGTTAATACTAAAGAGCAAGCTTCAAAAACCGTGCAGCAAATGTTGCCTAATATCCCCGAACCAGAACGGGGATATGCGGTAGCCAATCCTGTAGAATATCTGCAAAAGGTATCTGAGCAGTCTGTTTCGGCGCGTATGCGACCGCCGAGTGACCTTGATCGTAAGATACAAGCATTGACATCGGGCGGCGATGTTCCTCCTGCTATCGCAGCGGGGATTGCAGCAGGGCGTTATGCTGCTGTTGCTGATCCTGTAAGCGGGCAACCTAAGATCATTGATAAGGCAACAGGTAGAGTGGTTGATGTGGCTGCTGCTGCAACTGCACCCGCTGCCCCAGCCGCCGCTGCACCTGCTGGCGGCGCTGCTGCGGCACCAAGCGCCATCCCCTCTAATATAGACTTCTCTCAAGCGACAGGTATTGGCGCACCGGCCCGCCGCGTCATTAACACTTTGACTGGACTTGCGACGGGCGAAACGCAATATCCTGAAACCTCCGCCGCTACAAATGCGCTAGAAGATTTGCGGCGTAGAACTATTACGTCTTTCTCAACCGAAGTGCCGGGTCGCCCAACTAACTATACGCAACAGTTGATGGAGTCGGCTACCGTCGATCCTTATGCTCTGTTTCAGTCTGATCCCGCAGCCATATCGCGTTTAGGACAGACACGGCGTAGTATTCAAGCTGAAATCGACCGCATTGAAACCGACATTGTTGGTAAAGATGGTCAAGCGCCAAAAATGGCGGTTAAGCCAGAAGAATTGTCCCGCACACGAGCAAATCTATCTCAGCTTAAACGGTTAAAAGAAGAATACGATCAGGTTATTGCTAACTTTGGCCCTAAACAAAAACCAGCAGCGGCTCCTAAACAACAGCCGCAAATGGAAATGCCGTCTCGTGCTGATATGGAAGCCGAAGCCAGACGCCGGGGAATTTGGAAATGAGTGACGTAACCAAGATGTCTGACGAAGAACTTCTCGCGGCTCTTGGCGGCGGGGGTCAACGTGCGCGTAGTGCTTCAGAACTATCCGACCAAGAACTATTACAAGCTCTTGGGCAAGCACCGTCTGGCCCCACCCCTTTAGGCAAAGCCGGAAGTGCCTTAGCCCAAGGTATGAATGTTGGTTTAGCTAACGTCCTTGGCGCGCCGGTTGACATCGTTAATCTTGGTTTAAGAACGGCGGGTCTTCCTGTTTCGGAACAGCCTTTTCTTGGGTCGGCTTTTATCCGTGAGAAGCTACTGACGCCAACAGTCCAAGCTGCTGGCGCAGCAGGCCGCGCTGCTGGCTTGGAGGTTAGCCCAGACATTCGCGCAGGTTATGGTAGCCTTGAAGAAATCCCGCAACAATATCGTCCCTTTGCGCGGGCAGGTGAAGTATTAGGTTCTGCTGCCCCGCTCGCCGTTGCTCCTGTAGTTGCAGCGACTGCTCGGCCTATGGCACAACTTGCAACTCCCTCCCCAACCGCTGGTTTTATTGAACGCACTGTATCTTCGGCAGGTATGCAACCAGCCGCTTTTCTTGCAAAGGAAGCAGGTATTGCTGGCGGTGCCGCGCAAGGTGCGGGTATTGCAGAAATGGTCGCACCGGGTAGTCCGGTGGCGGCTTTGACTGGGGAAGTGTTAGGTAGCATTGCATCGCCAACGTCCTTAGTATCACGCGGGGCTACTACTGTTAGCGGTGCGTTTACGGACGCGCTTAAACGTACAACGGCTGCTGGTCGTAAAGAAATCGGTTTCCGTGAAATTGGAGACGCGCTGCTACAAGCTGGTGAAAATCCAGAAGCCCTTCGCCGTGCGTTACAGCCGCAAGTTCTTGCGCGTATGTCGCCAGAAGAACTAGCGCAACTTGGCCTTGACCAGCAGACCGTGCAACGCTTGCTCGCTACAGCCGATCAAACCGGCGCACCGTTAGCGGATCTACTATCTTCCCCCACTCTTGTCGGGATGCAAGATCAACTCGCGGCGCGCGATCCTATTTATGCTAAAAAACTTGCAGAAAAGCGTCAAACTGCCGCTGTTCGCATGGGCGAGGAAGTCCGCGTTGCCGCAGCGCCCGGTTCGCCTGAAGCGTTACGCAAGGCCGCGCAAGGTCAAGCTGATGAATTGACCAAAGGCATCGAAGACTACGTAACTGACGCCGAAGCCCGCGCTGCGGATGCTGCTGCAAAGTTCCGCCCGCAACCGGGTGTCCGTGCGGACGCAAACACGCGCGCACGTGAAGTCTTGGAAGAGGCGGAAACAAACGCCCGTAATGTTGAAAAGCAGCTGTGGAACTTAATTCCAAACAGAGACGCGCAGGTCGCACCAAACCGTTTTCTTGCAACTGTCCAAGAAATGAAGGGGCGTCTTCTTCCTACGGAGGACTTGCCTTCCCCAATTAAAGGGCTTGACCAAGCCTATGCAGATGAAGCGCCCACGGTATCTTCTCTCTTAACAGCACGTTCTCGATTGTTAGCTTTGGCGCGAGACGCCCGTAGCGGTGCTACACCTGACCGCACCGCAGCGGTGATGTACGACAATCTTGCACAAGCCGCGTTGGATGATGTTTCCGCTATTGCTGGGGAAGCTGGTAAGCAAGCACGTGCCTTTTCTTATGCCCTTAACGAACGCTTTTCCCGGTCTTTCGCCGGAGACGTGTTAGGCGCGCGTGCGACAGGTGGGGAACGTATCGCTCCCGAAATGACTTTGGAACGTGCTATGGCTGGCGGTGGCCCCGCTGCCGAAGTGCGTATGCGCGAATTAGAACAAGCCACGCAGCCGCTTGATTTCAATACAATTATCGGCGCAGGTAAGACACGCGATCTATCGCCGCAAATGCGGACGATACAGGAGAATTTCCTCCGTACTAACGCGGAAAAATTTGTTGACCCCATGACAGGGACGGTCAACCCGCGCCAAGTTGAGAAGTTCTTGCGCGAAAATAAAGATCTTATGCAACGCTTTCCGGGCTTGTCGGACGATCTTCGCGCTGCTGCAAAAGCGGTGGAAGATGTTGGTCTTGCTACGCAAGGTACAAGTGCGGCACAAAACCGTCTTGCGGCTTTAGCAAAAGTAGCTAACGTCGAAGATCCTGTTCGCCTTGTCCAGACAGCTCTAAATGGTCCGACGCCAAACGCGGACATATCTTCTTTGGGGTTATGGGGCCAGAAGCGGCAAAGGATTTTGCTCAAATCCGCACGGCTCTTTTTGAACCAATGTCAAAAGACCGTCCAGCCCTAATCAAAATTCTCCGTGACAACGGAGTTGTGACTGCAACGCAGCAGGCTAATCTGAAACGGCTTATCGAAAAAGGCGAGGCGTTCCAGAAAGCAGCGGCAAGTGGGCGCGACGACGTTAGCATTGAAGGCGTCAACAGCCCATTCTTTGACTTCTTGCTGCGCGTCGGCGGTGCAAAAGCTGGTGCGTCTGGTGTGCTCGGGCAAGCTACGGGTTCCGAACTTGTGGCGGCGAGTGCTGGTTCGAAATACTTCCGTAAGATCTTTGACGCCACTCCCCAAGCTAAGTTGCAGGAGCTTTATAAAGAAATCCTCGACAACCCGAAACTGCTGGACGACGTCCTTTTCCAAGCGGGTTCTCGCGCGGAACAGCGTAGGAAATTCCAAAGCATCAACGCGGCTTTGGTACAAGCTGGGATTATGGCTCCGATTGATTTCTCTAAAGACGAAGAAGAACGCCGTCCGATGGAAATTACTGTCAACCCACGGAGGCAATAATGATCGCCATCCCCATCATTGAAACCTTGTTGCCAATCATCAACAAGGTTTTGGATCTCATCCCGGACCCGAACGCCAAGCAGAAGGCGCAGGCTGAGATGCAGGCTGCGCTGCTCGACATGGCTGCGAAGCAGGCGGAGCAGCAATCGAAGATCAACGAAGTCGAAGCGCAACACTCTTCGCTCTTCGTCTCAGGGTGGCGACCGATGATCGGCTGGACCTGCGGGTTCGCTTTTGCTTTTATCTACGTTGTCGGCCCTATCGTTGTTTGGATTGGTTCCGGCATGGGCTACGCTATCACGCAGCCGCGCTTTGATGCGGATGCGCTGCTTTCCCTCACTCTTGGTATGCTGGGTCTTGGTGCCCTTCGCTCCTACGACAAGGCGAAGGGAACTTCGAAGTGAACACCGAAGATCTATTCAGATATTGGTATAGCCTCTGGTGCGGCTATTGGAATGGCTTCTGGGATGAGTGGGGGCGCAAGTGAACGATGCCAGTTTGGAACGCGACATCGGACGGATGGAAGCGGAAATAAAATCGCTCAAGCGTTCGCTTGATGAGATGCGTGAAGATCTTAGAGAAATTAAAACCGCCTTCCATGAGATGAAAGGCGGCTCTAAGGTTGTGCTTGGCCTTGCGGCGATTACAGGATCTGGCTTGACCTATCTCGTCAACTGGCTGGCAGGAAAATACTGACTATCTGGACTGCCAGCATCTCGGCCTCGACCTGACCAATGCCGTTCTCGCGGAGGAGCATTACGATCCTCCGCACCATCATTTCACGGTCCATCACGCGATACTCGAAACCTTCTTCTCACGCTCGGCTTCGTACCGGGCTTTGAGCATTTCGTTTGACGTGTCCACTAATTCTTTGGACCGCACGAACACACGCTGCTGCCTGCCATTGATTGACACACGCTGATCCCGGTAATGCCATCCAGCGAAGTTGAGCGATTTCGCTACTTGGTTCTGGTGGACGAGTGATTTGCGTACTTTGTCCGGCACATTTCCGAAGTCAGTTTGGACAATGTCCAGCACTTCCATCGCCGTCAACACAGAGCGGTGCTTCAAAAACCCACCAGCAAGTGCATCACGCAGCCAGAGCGAATAGTAGGTCTGGCTATCTTCGATCATGCTGGCCTTGGCATCATTGAAGCGCGGACGTGCATCAGGGTTGAAGGCGCTGATGTCGCGCTTCTTCAGCCATGCAAACACCGCTCTCCAGCCTTGCTGCTCCCGGTAAAACTTGTCAGCAAGTTCGACGTAGTAATCCGAAGCCTGTGGCCGTGCGTATGAATGGATTACGAAGAACCGCCGGTCGTCCTCTGACAGGTTCAGCGCATCCGAATGGTTCGAAAAGAACACGAAATTCACGACGTTCGGCACGTCGTATGATTGCTCAAACTTCCGCTCAATCGTCACCGTGTCCGCCGCTGTGCCGGAGATCACGGCCTTCATCTTTTCATAGATATTCCCTTTTTCCATCCGCATGATTTCTTCGACAATAACGAGTTCCTTCTCATAAAAGTCGATGAATTGCCCGAGGAGTTCTTCCGGCTGGATCGTGCGCGAGTTCTGTTCGCCAAGCCCTTTGATAATAGGCCGCAAGAATAAGTCCTTACCGATACCTTGACCCCCGAGGATGATCGGGGCCCAACGTATTTTCCGCCCCCGGTGTTGCACGATGTGGGCAAGGTAATCGAGTAAATATTCACGGTCCTCCGTGTTCTCGAATAGGTAGCATACGTGATCCAGCCACGGACGAACATCCGCGTCAGTGACGGTTTCCGGCATCGGAAATTCAAAAGGCGTCCACTTGTTCCAATAGACAGCATTGTCGTTCCCAAAGTTCCAAGTGACCAGTTTCGGATGACCCGGTAGATACGTCAGACCCGCAACAAGTTGAAGCTCGTTTGAGTTCACCAGTTGATTTGCAGCCGCTCTAGTGCCGCGTGTTCCAGCCGGAGCAATCTCTGTGCCCAGTCCGGGAAACGCATTGAGTATCGGAGCCGTAATCTGTTTGCCACTATCGCGGAGAATGAACACACCTTTGTCTGCCCAGTAAACGAGACGACGACAAACCGCGCGAAGTCGTTCTTCCGCTTCTTCTTCTTCCGTTTGGACGGCTTCGACAATTTTTTCTGCTTCGACCACAGAGTTGTCGTCAGGAAAATCAGCCGCTGCCGCGCCGTGAAAACCGTGGCGCTTTGCCAGTGCGAAGAGTTTGTCCGATCCCACGCGGACATGGGTGAGGGAGCGCCATACACCTTCAAAATAAGCCGCGTCCGCCCATTCGTACTCCTCCGCCCATTTACGTACCTCTTCTTCAATTTGCGGGTCGTATGACGCTTTACCAGTTGCTGCCCTAAACGATGCAAGCAGCCCAATGAAATCTTCCCGTAGTGGTAACGTCTCTTCATTGTTCGGTATCGCCTTCAGTGCCGCCAAAGCAATTTGCGGATCAATGATTGGCTCCGCGTCTGCCACAGCAACGCCGCCGCTTGTGACCGACTGCTTCAGCTTTGAGTTGGTGATAATAGTCCAGCCACGGCCAGTGATCTCTGAAGCCACTGCATCCATGAACGCACGCATCTCTGCGGCAGTGACCTTAGTCAGACCGTCTGCCGTGTATTGCGCGAGATCCGCGTTCGGTCGCCATTCATACATGACACCGCTTGGGTGCCGTCCTGCAATCAAGTATTGCTGACCTGCGCCCAGCACCTCGACCGCGTGTTCGACATCGTCCGCGTCACGGAAAACAATCCGCATCTTGCGGATCGGTTCGTCCCCAGTACGGCGGAAGACGCATAACGCACGCGGTGCATTGGCACGCACGCGCACTGGTGCAGCGCCCAGATGGAAGGCTGCGATGCCTTCGATTAGCTCGCGTGCTTCATCCGACGCAACGTCGATGTCTACCGCAGGCCAATTTTCGGCACGCAGGCCGACGTTCTCTGTGGGCCACGGCGCAGCGTTTTTGATCTGTGTGTCGGTGATGCCCATTGTGGGCCACGCGCCACCAAGACCCCACCATTGCCCGCGCGACAACATGCCCGGCACCTTGCCACGCATTTCCGGCGCGACGGTCGTGCCCTTTGCCAAAGGCGCGTCGAACGGCACGATTGGAAGCAGATCATTCTGCGGAAACCGTGCGGCAATGAAAGGAGCCGTGGATTGTCCGAAAGTGACCTTGTACTTCAAAACATTCTCTGTCATTGTTCCCCCTATCGGAAACCAAGGACGCAGCACCGCCGTGCCCTTTTTCCGTGATTCTCCCTGTAAACTTAGGCCCCGCAAAGGGCCTTTTTTTTTACTGGGAGCTAACCTCGACCTTCAAATTGAGCGTTCTAATATAGCGCAACGCCACGTCCAGCGATGTGGTACCCGCATGAGTTTTCCACCACCAATAAGAGCCATGTGACATATTGGCCTTAGCTGATAGTTGACGTTCGGAAAGACCCTGCTCAATTCGAGCGGCCTCAACCGCCTTCAGCAGATCGTCTGAACTTTCAATCTTCATCACTATTTTCCCACTTTGCGGCAGCGTAAGCCAATGCCGCGTAGCCAATGGTATCTGCGTAGTTATCCCGGTGGAACTTGCCCGTGCATTTGCGGGCCAGCTTCAACATGCAAAGCATCTCAGCGACATCAGACCCATTAAGATAGACAACATCGCCTGTTCTAACGTAGATGTATGAGCGCCAGAACTCAGCCAAAGCGTCGAGTGTTTCGATTGCATTGCCATGGGTACCAGCCCGGTCCTTTGTTACAAGCTGTTTCGCCTCATCCAAGATCCCGCCGAGTTCTTTAGCTAAATCTTCAGTCTTCATTTACCGTACCTCACACCTTCTTTACCTTCCGCTGCAAGCGGGAAATCCTTTGCCCAATCCGGCAACTGGCACATCAGCGCCACCATCTCTTCAATCGACCCCTGCCCGACTGGCACTTCGCTGATGACTTCGTCGTGGACAGAAGCGATGACAGGATAGCCATTTGTTTCAAGGCGCAGCATCGCGTCCGCGATTAGATCACGGCACAGCCCCTGCACAATATTCTCCGTCAGCTTTCCACCAAACGTCCGCTCACGGTTCCACTTCTTCGTCAT